AAAGGGACATTTTCATGTCCCTTAAGTGTTTCTTCTTATTGTTGTTATACTGTTATTTACTATGCACCTTGAGCAGCTTTTAGCAGTCGTGCTACTGGATCATCATCGTCGTCTTCTTTTTCTTTTTGATCTGGCTCAGAGGGCACATCATCGTCACCGTCTGACTTGTCATCTTCGGGTGTGTTTTGATCAAATTCTTCTTGTTGCTTTTTGATCACTTTCTCAGCGTGTTCTTCAAGCCCACCTTCTTTGAGATAGTTATACGGAACCCCAGTCACTTTCTCAAACTTCTCTGCAACTTCATCAAACGACTTGAACAACTTAGGATCAACGAACTCAGACAGATCGTATGTCTTTTGGTAGATTTCATCTATCTTTTCGTCGTCACCATCAAACAATTCTGAAGATTCAGAGAAAGAAGACTTCTCATAATTTGGAACCACAACAGTCTTGCCAGTGCGTGAGTCTGGAATTTTATTTCCAGTCATTCGAATGATGAAATCAGAGCCATCCCAGAAGTCGAAAATGTCCTGTGCTTGAATATCTTCAAACTCAGGCTTTAACTTCTCTTCAACCATTTTAGCGATCTGATAGCCATATTCGAAGATCATGATTTTACCTTCGTTTTCTGGACGTTCTTCATCTTTAATGACAAGCACGTTTGCATAAAACTTGGGTTTAGACAGATACTTCTTTGCTTTTTCTTTGAGAGAAGGATCACCTTCGCTTTTTGCTTTTTTGAACATGTTGATTGCACAGATTTTGATCGGATCATCTTCACCGATTGTATCACGCGCCATATCGTAATACTTACCACCGGGTCCATCGAAGCTGTAACGTTTGATTTCTACAAAGCATTCACCCTTCAACGGAGTCAAAAACCGAACGATTGCAACGCCCTTGCCTTTGTCTTTGTTGAAGGTTGGTTTCCACAAACGTTCATCACGTTTGTATCCACTGCCAGCGTTTTGTGCTTCGATCTTCTCTTGTAAAGCTTTGAGATTACCGCCACGTGATTTCTTCAGTTGTGCTAATTTAGACATTCTATTTTACCTTAGTGTTGTTGAGTTGTTTTCGTGAGACGCTGTTGCCGTATCTGAAGCTGTTCGTTGAACTCTTCATCTTCAAGTAAACTTAGAACAATCACTGAGATCATGTTCATACGTTTTATTACATCTGGCCACACAAGTATATCTCTTGAGTTTTCTTTTACAAATATCTCTTCTATTTTTTTATCTATTACTAACATCGTTTCTAAACTGATTTGTGAATCCTTGTACATCCTATACAGTTTTGGATACATGTCATCAGTTTGATCATAAAGTATATCTTCTTCAATTATAAAATCAATCTCAATTAATACATTTTGTCTTGTTTCTTGGATCGATTTGTATCTGCTTTTATTTACTAGACTACAGAAAGTGAATCCATTTAGATAACTGAACTCATTGTCTTTGAAGACTTGGTAGAACAAAAATCTCATTTCATTATCAGATATGTTCTTCTTCGATAGATTATTAAACTGCCATCTAAATTTCTTTTTGTTGAATGTATCTTCTTTGCATGGAGCCAACATACCATACTTTGAGATATCGTAGTTAGATTTGCTGCTGAAGTGGTTGGACATTGCAAGAAACTGTCTGTAGTAGTTTAGAGCTAGGTTCATAGTTGAATCAAATCAAGACGCTCTTTCAGCATATTTCTATCAGATGCTTCAATCTCAATAGCCTCTTTGATCTTTCTATTCAAACTCTTTGCAACGTGCTCTAAATCTTGATCCGATTCTGTTTCAACGAACCACAAAACAGTTTCGATATATGTGTCAAATTTAAGTTCTCTTTTTTGCTTCTCTATATAGAGACAGAATTCGTGTTGATTCAGAAACATAATACACCAGTGATAATAGTTATAGTCAATCATACTCGATCAAGTCAACAAGTCAAGTCATTTCACAAAAATCATTGAACCAGTCTTTTCATTCTTGACCAATAGTTTCTTCTTTTTGTAGAAGTCACTCTGGACAGTCTTTCGCGTGAGATCATCTTTGATGTAGTTCGACCATCGTTTGAATGGTGTTTTGCCTTGCATCAGGTTACTGTAGCTCTCATCATCAACTTCATAGCAAGTGTGGCCCATGAACTTATCACGCTTGATTGTTCCAATTGGCTTTGCGTCTGGATTAGCGACACCTGTTGTTGTTGTGCTTGAGGCCGCATCTTGCTCAAACACTTCGACAGTTTCGATCTTTGATTCTAGAAATTCTGATAGTGATTTCATCTATAAGTGTCCTGCAATTCTTGAAGAAGTTCTTTGTTGTATTTATTGTTGATTCTCTGAAAGTTCAAAAACACCAAAAACGTGTTGATATTTATTGTTTCATCTTCTTCTGTGAATTTCTGTTTGATCATCTTCGTTGCTGCATTGTGGTCAAAAACGTTGTAGAACGTTATCACAGTGTTTGTGATCATCTTGATACAGATGTTCTCATCATTGAGAAAACGTCTCACATAGCGCTTCAGGTTAGATAAGGTAGCAATGTCTTTATGAAACTCTTCTTCAGAAAGACATTGTGGATTGTCGTAATAATGTGCTGCAAAAATTTGAAAGTTATTTTGAGTCAGATACATCCTTTTTCTTTGCTGGTCTACCTCGCTTCTTCTTTACGGGTTCGTCAGCAATTTGACCTCGCTGTTCAGTGATTGGTTCTTCTGGTTTATTTACATCATCACTTTTAGCAGTCCCATCGATGATATTCGATTCAGAACTCAGTGTCTTGACTGGATCAACCAAATCTCTTTGTGTCACTTCGTTCATGAATTCATCATGAATTTCTTTTGACGCTTCGTTTGGATCAGTCTTCTCTAAGTTTTGGTAAAACTCTTTCGTTGATGTTGAGATGTAAGAAGATTCTTGAGGATCATCTCCCGAGTCTTCAGTGCTATCTTTTGCCACAATCTTAGAGATCGTTTCATCAATCTTTTCAAAAACACCAGTCTGTTCAATTTGAATCAGCTCTTTCAATTCACTCAGACGATTCAACAAGTCTGGCGCTTTTCTGATCACTTCACCAGTCTTTGCGTCGACCCAGCCTTTGTCTGTTGCAACACATCCGTTTCGTGTTTTTGGCTCTTTAGCCCACTGTGGAATTTGTATCATATGGTTTTCCTTTTTAAATTCGTGTTAGTTGTGTATTGATTAGATTTTTCAGATATTTTAATTCAACCTCATCACGAGAAGATTGAATATAGTCGATAGCAACCTTTGCTCTGTTTGTGATTCTATTTGCTCCGTTGTTTGGATTGTTGTTCTCTATCGTGTCAAGACTATTTAGTAGTGCCGTCATTTTGTCGTTGTCTACTCGATCAAGTTCACTCATTTTAGTTCACCCTGCCTGTATTGTTCAGTAACATCTTCGATGACTGTGTAGCTACAGCAACGAACTTTTGAATCGTTATAATCACTTGGGATAGAAACCACATCAGCCGGGTCAAGAAGAACTTTCACGACTCTGTTATTATAATCTGATCCATATGAGTCAAGATAGTGTGCAGCACATACGTGAAGACCATATGAACATGTCTTATTAATATTTTCATCTACTTGGTTGCGTCGAACTTGAACAATCTTACCTACACTATTATCAAATGATCTTGAATAGATATCTTTGAATTCACTATTCACTTTCTTGAAGCAGATGATCATGCCATCATCAGTGATTTGTACACTGTTAGCACTGATGAAGTCATACAATCGATTCAGAACGCTGTTAGACACGTTGTCAGTTAGATTGATGCTGAATTTAGTGTACTTGTCTAGATCAACTTGAGAGCCAGCCACGGTGATCTGAATGAACTTATCAGCTAACGACACAGGAAGTTTGATATCATCCACTAACAAAATATGATTGTCTGTATCAAGTTTAATGCGATCTGAAATCGATAGAACTTGTTGTGCTTTATTCATCATCTTATAAGCTTGGGATAGAGACTCTTGTGAGCCTCTGTTAGACCAGACGATCTCTGAAACAGTGTCGAAGTTTTTATGATTTTTAGAGATCACTTCGTTTTCGTGATCTTCGCCATTCGTGACTTTGTTGATATGGATGCTATCTTTCGTTGCGATGACAGTGTATTCAACTTCAGCATCGTCTTTTGTGTCATCGTCCCACACTTCGTCAGCATATTCGCTACCATAACCGTCATCGTCATAAGACTCCAAAATCATCTGCTGATAAGTATTTTTAACCTCAGCGATGATACGTCCCACAGTTCTAACAGATACTTTATATGATCGAGCTATAGAAGCTTTAGAATCGCCTTCCACGAAGCTATCATAGATATGTCTTTTTTGATACGCGTTGAACATTAATACAGTCATTTTCGTAATACCTCTAATTCAATCATGGATTTAAAATAATCAGTCAAAAAGACTCTTTGTGTATCATATATATTACAGGACATCAAACCAACCATAGGAAATCTATCTAAAATCCCTTTAAAGTAGTTAGATTCTTTGAACTTTATGCCATGTATACTAAACAGATTGTTTCTACGTGATACTAATTCTCGTATTAATTCTGAATCACTCTGAGTTATAGTAGAAACATCTACACCAGCTCTAGACATACACTCAATAATATTTTTTGCATTACTACTGCCAAAACCGCTAACTACATCAGCGTAATCAATATTAGCTACGATTTTAGCTTCGTTGTCAACATATAGTTGTTTGATGTATGAAGACATCGAAACAACACCACAGTCAATAATCTTGTTTTTGTTTCTACTTGTTGCACAGAGAACTATTTTATTACCAATAACATCCCCGTAACCTCTAAGTGTACTTAGATTATAAGAGTCGATGTCCAAGTATACATAATCTTCTGACTCTGTTAGATCATGTATAGCAGCATTATATTGTACGAGTCCATAGTTATTAATATCCGATGATCTTGCATAGACTTCGCTAGATGTGGCTTTTCGTCTGTCAGTCTGTGTAGAGATACGATAATCGTTTTCATCGACGTATTCTTTCAAATTGATGAAACTTGAATCATCAGTCTTGTTCAAGAGTTTCATCAACCAACTCTTCTTGCTCGGTGTCATAACACTTTCGATGAACACAACATAGTCATATTCGTAGTTAACTAAATCACGAACAACAGCTTTGTAGTACGTTTTTGGCTCTTTCGTGTTTCGATAAAGCACAGCAACGCTATCATTATGAACTTTGATGCGTGATAAAGATGCTTCGTTAGCTGATTTTTTCTTGTGGTTATCTGATTTAGAGAAGACTTTGTTGTTACTGAGGATTGTCTTATTCAGATAACGAGTTACTTTCTTATTCTTATACATAAGATTAAAATCTTTTGATGTTGAATAACGAAAATATCGTTTATGTAGTTCAACAACTTCATAAACGGTTTCACATTCATCAAATTGTTTTTGATAATCTTTCTTAATGTTCAACATCTTGTTGAAGATGTATTCAAAGACAAATTCTTCTTTGCATTGATCGTTGTATTCTATCTGTTCGCGGCTGGCAGAGAAACTAATGTCGCCCATTTCAAACGAACATAATACACAATTATTTGATAAAATGTTTACACAAATTTCATAATCATCTCTATGTGCATTAAGTACGTAATTAGCAAACAACGCGTTACTAATAGAATAACAGACACCACCCATCACTGCGTAGAGATTAGCGTTGTACAGAGATGATTGTGAATGATTACGCCTCGACAAGACGAAGCCGTTTTCTGACAACTTCACAGAGGCTTGATCATCAAAGAGTTCAAAATTAGAACAACCAACAACAATTGGGATTGGATCAAAGAAAGACAAAATGAATGATGCTTCGTTTTCAAATTTCTTTTGATCTTGTATGCTAGTGACTGGAACAATCACCTTCACACCATCAATTTCTGGTGTGTTCTTCTCAAGAATCAAATTGATTTTTGGATTGCCGTCAGCTCCTATATATGCATTGTAGATTCGTTCTACGTTGTTCTTTCGTGCGATGATAGAAAACGACTTTGAATACGCAAACGGAGACTTCGAACCAATACCCAAGGCTCCAATCTGATCATTGCTTTGTGTCTTCGTTGATTCACCGTACACAGTGTAGATGTTGATCACTTCTTCGTGATCGAGACCGAGACCAAAATCTTCAACTTCGAAGTATTCGTGCAACGTGTTAGGAAGTCTAACCACGACAGGAACATCCCTTTTCCCTGCTGCGATATGCGAATCATATGCATTACACACTAACTCACGCGTCACTGCTGCGATCTTGTGTGTATAAATTTTATCAGATAGTAGAGAGAAGATTGAACCTGATGCCGCTACTTTAAAATCAGATTCGTTCTTAGCATTACTCAATACATCATATTCAACTTTATGCGGTATCATAACTAAGTGAGTCCTTATTAATCGACATCTTGGTTTGTCATCAGAATGTTTTCATACAATAAACTATAATCTTCAATTTCGCCAACAGTTTTATTGTACGTGTCTTTGTGGTAATCAGTAGCCATTTTTCTCAGCATCTTCATTTCAACTTCGAAACGTTCTTCTAATTCTTTGAACGCTTCTTTCTGGTACAGCTTTTCAGATTCAACACGAGTCATTGAATTTGAAATATCTTCAATGACATCTTTGATTTCTTTACGATCTTTTGGACAGCTTGGTACGATAATGGACATTTATGTCTCCTTTGGTTTGTTTTTGACTTTGTTTCGTTTTGCTTTGTTCCAGCCTAGTATATAGCTACTTGATTTGTTTTTCAACAGTTCTTTGTCTTCTTCGTCGATATCAAGAAAACTCGCATTGTATCTAGAGCTTATAATAGTCGCTTTGTCTTGCGTCTTCTTTGCCATTGTAGATATCCACAGCTAATTTGAATTGTGACACCAAATAGTCATCGATGTCAAATATATATCGTTTCGCATTACTCTCATTGTAGTTTGCCATGATGATAATGCCCTGTTCAAGTGGCTCATTGAACATTTCTTGAAAAGCAATCGAATAGCCAGCACACTGTAACATGTAGATGAATAATTTTCTACGAGCGTATTGTTGAGATGAGTTGATTTGTCTTCTTGAATTCTTGTGATCTAGAACTGAATTCTTGTTCATGTAGACAACAGCGTCAGCACGACCCGCGTAGCCAATTGATTTGCTATATAGAACGCACTCAGTCGCGTATACAGCTTCAATCTGATCATAGTAGTGTTGACATCTGTTGAACATCAATCGTGCAGTGCCAGTCATCTCAGAGCGTTTTAGACGATTGAGTAGATATCTTTCTGCGTAGTCATGTAGTTTGTTACCACGATATGATGCTGCGTTTGTTATTCTATCCGCTTCTTCATCGCCAACGCGCTTTCGCCATTTGTCGATTCCATCATCATAAACTTTGATTGCAGACAAGACTGATGTGACTGAGGGTAGATTCCCCACTGGCGTCACATACAGTCTTGGTGAACCTTCTATGACATCACAATCTTTGATGTCAAGTGTCGCTTGTCTGAATGTCTTAAAGAACAATGTTTTTGTTCTTCTTGAGAACAACAGCCCATCGCCAACCGTTCAAAGATGGCTGATCTTTACAGTCAATGACTTGGTTGTTTTTGTTTGCTTGTCGTGCTTTTTGACGTGATTTGAAATAAACTTTCATAAGTGTTTCTCCATAATAATCAATTCAGTTTGTGTTTTGATTCCATTTTTGCAAAGCTTCAGTGAAGATGATAGCACGTTCATCAGTTCGGTCCCAATGTTTCAAAGCATCTTGAACATTATCAAATCGCCTACATCCAGCCGCAACCTGACCAGTTTCTGATATCATGAGATTGTAGCTTGCACAAGATATCTTAATCATCAACGCGCCATTGAAAATATTGCTATCCTTGCGAGTCAGAATACTTCCATCAGCATCATAAGTGTACTCATACCAACGACCATCACTGTTCTTAAATGACAAAGTATTTCCACGAGCATCATAAGTGTATTCATACCAATAACCATCACTAGACTTATAAGTCAATTCATTACCATCAGCATCGTAAGTGTATTCATACCAATAACCATGACTATTCTTGCGAGTCAACATATTACCATCAGCATTGTAAGTGTACTCAAACCAACGACCATCACTATTCTTGCGAGTCAACATATTACCATCAACATCACGAGTGTATTCAGACCAACGACCATCACTAGACTTATAAGTCAACACATTACCATTAGCATCACAAGTGTAA